AACCGCCACCACTCCGCAGGCCAATTTGGCTGCGTATACGTTGGCGCACGGCTCTTGCCGCTTCAACAAATCATTCGTCGAACACGGGTATATAATCGGTCTCGCCAATGTGCGCACCGATATCACGTATCAAAACGGGCTTCACAAAATGTGGTCCCGTCGAACCCGGTTCGACTTCTATCTTCCTGCTCTTGCCCACTTGGGCGAACAGGCGGTTCTCCAAAAGGAGATTTACTATCCGCCGGACGCCATGACGCATCATCCGGATGACGTCTTTGGCTATCAGGAACGCTGGGCAGAAATGCGTTACAAGCCGTCTTATGTGACCGGCGCCATGCGTTCCAACTTCACGGGCGGCTCGCTCGACTCCTGGCACCTCGCCCTCGACTTCGGCAACACGTCGCCGATTCTGAACAATACGTTCATCGAGGATCACTGCGACCTTCCCATTGACCGCGCAATCGCGGTCAGCGAGGCGGACGCCCCTCAAATCATCATGGACGCGTTCTTCGATTGTAAGCACGCGCGTCCTATGCCGACCTATTCCGTCCCCGGTCAGATGGACCGGTTCTAATGGACGGCGGCACCTGGGCCCCCGCAATTGCTGCAGCCGCCGACGTCGGCGGGGGTCTTCTTACATCGGCATTCTCCGTACACGAGGCCCGTCAAAACCGTCGCTTCCAACGCGACATGTCAAACACCGCTCACCAGCGCGAAGTCGCTGACCTTAAAAAAGCGGGCCTCAATCCAATTCTATCTGGAACCGGCGGGCACGGCGAAAGCACTCCTTCCGGTTCCACTCCACAGATTGATGATATCAAGCCTGGGGCTTCGTACACCTCTGCTTCGCAGGCTATGTCTTCTGCCAAGCTCAATGAGGCTCTCACTCGCGAGCACAATGCAAATGCGGATCTTGCTACAACTCAAGCAAAGGTCGCTGCTGCTACTTCTGCGTTTGAAATGCAGTTTCCGTATCTACGTAATTCAGCCTTGCAAAATCAGCTTTACCTGAGCGACGTGGATACAACGACTCAATCCCTCAAGGCTCGGCAGCTGACAAATCTGTCTCAAGCTCAGTCGGCTAAAAATGCTGCTGAGCTCTCCAAACTCAAAATTCCCGAAGCGGCCGCGATGGCCAAGTTCTTCGGGGGCTCCGGAGGGAAAGTAGAGCCGTGGTTAAACACGGCTAAAATTCTCTCTGAGTTTCTCCTCCGTTCTCATCTCGGTGAATAAAATGATAACCATGAAAGGTGGTGATAAATATGGCATTCCGAAAGCGCATGTCCAGGCGCAAATCCAAAAAGTCCTTCCGCAAAGGCAGCCGCGTCCACGGGAAGAACTTTCACGGGTCGGCTCGCGGTGGCTATCGTATGTGAGGATTCACATCTACCGAAAGGAGGCCCGGCAGAAATGCCGGGTCTTTTAATATGCCTTGCTACTACCCTATGACTTTATTCCGTTCCCGGGAGGGACGAAATGCAAACGGGTCCTGGCCTCTTACTTCTGTGGCTAATGGGTATGCCGATATGCCTGTTACAGTTCCTTGTGGTCGCTGCATTGGCTGCCGTCTGGAACGCTCTCGCCAATGGGCTATTCGTTGTGTACACGAGTCAAAAATGCATTCGCAAAATAGCTTCATCACTCTTACGTATCGGGACGAAGAATTAACTTGGGGCGTTGAGCGCCCTACTCTCGTTCCCGTGGACTTACAACTCTTCTGGAAAAGGTTAAGGAAAAAATATGGCAACGGAATACGATATTTTGCCTGCGGTGAATATGGCGAGCGGTTTAGTCGCCCTCACTATCACGCCTGTATTTTTGGCCTTGATTTCGAGGACAAAAAATATATCTCTACCGAAAACGGTAATAAAATTTACCGTTCTGATGCTCTGTCTGATTTATGGCCTTATGGGAATAATGTTATTGGCGATGTTAGCTTTGAATCTGCTGCATATGTTGCCCGGTATATCATGGCCAAAAAGCTCGGGGAAACCGAGTCTTACTACTCCGAACAGTCAATAGAGCCTGAATTCGTCCGCATGTCCCGTCGTCCGGGAATCGGCTCTACTTATCTTCAAAAATGGAAACGGGATATATTCCCGTCTGACTCAATCGTAATTCGTGGGGTTGAGTGTCAAGCTCCTAAATACTATCTGTCTCAATACGAACAAATGGAACCAATCAAATTCTTACGCGTAAAAAACAAGCGCAAAAATAAACAAAAACAAAATGCGTTAAATAATACCGCGTATCAATTGCGTATCCGTCAAATCGTAAAAATATCTCGTATAAAAGCGTTGACACGTCCCATCGAATAATCTTATAATTAAAGCCAAGCTCCCCGTAAGTCTTCTTACGGGGGGCTCTCTTCGCATAATAATCTCAAAGGAGGCTCAATGTTCGGTTACACTCTTCACGACAAAAAAGCGGGTACTTTCTCCCCGCCCATGTTCTTCCAGCATGACGTTATCGCCATCCGGGCGGTACAACAATCCGCAGCGGACCCCAAAACCCAATTGGCCCGCTACCCAGAGGATTTCGCACTTGTCTGCCTGTGCGAATTCAAGGAGGACACGGGGGAGCTTCTCCCGTTCAATCCAAAAAAAGTGGCAGAAGTTCTCTCACTCGTCGAAAGGACGAAACCATGAACCTTCGAAATGCGTTCTCAAAAAAGCGTGTCGTCGAAACCACCTCTCAGGAGATGGTGACCAAGCAGGACCAAAAAGACGACACCGATATCAACAAAATCACCGAACGCCATCTTCATACGGGCGTTCTCGCTTCCAATACGGGACGGCGCGGCGCGCGTCCACGGCAAGCGATGTTCGGTGACTTCTCTTCCGCCGCTGATTTCCAAACGGCGGTCAACGGCATCAACGATGCCGAGCTGGCGTTCTCGCAGCTTCCCGGGCGTCTCCGTGCCCGGTTCAAAAATAGCGCATACCAGCTTATGCGCTTCCTGGAGGACCCGGCCAACCTGGACGAGGCCGTAAAGCTGGGGCTGGTGGAACCGCCTCCCAAGGAGGCTCCCAAGGCCCCTGAATCGAAGCCCCCGGAAACCGCCGTCAAGGCGGACCCGGAGGCAAATCCGGACTTCAAAAAGTCCAAAGACCCATCCCCCTCTTGATGTAATGGGTCTGAGTGACACCGTCACTCTCTAACAAGCGCTGCCCAAACAGTCGGTTAGGTCACTAACGGTGGGGAATCGACCACAGCGCTTTAGGGCTCCCTTGACAAAGGGGAGCCCTTTCTGTACTATCTCCTTGGGACATGTTCCCAGGAGGTTACTATGAAGTCGATTATGAACCATGATTTCAGCCGCATACCAGGTGTGCAGCTGGAGCGGAGCGTATTCAATCGGTCAAATGGCCTGAAAACGGCCTTCAATGCCGGGGACTTGGTCCCCATCTACGTGGATGAAATCTTGCCCGGTGATACGGTCAAGATGAATACCACGGTGCTTGCCCGTCTCTCGACCTTCATCTTTCCAATCATGGACAATGTCTTCATCGACTTGTTCTTCTTCTACGTCCCTTGTCGTCTCGTGTGGGACAACTGGGAGCAGTTCAATGGCGCCCAGGATACGACGGACTTCGTCGGCCCCACGGACTTTCTCGTTCCGGAGTTGGACGTAACCACAGGGGGACCCACCTTTGCGGGGGGGAGCCTCTTCGACTATTTCGGGCTTCCGACCGAAATCGACCTGGGCAATGAACACATGAATGCCCTTCCGCTCCGTGCGTACAATCTCATATGGAATGACTGGTTCAGGGACCAGAATTTCCAGGAGCCGCAAACCGTCGCCAAAACCGACGGGCCGGATGTTCTCGCACTCTACGACCTGCAAAAGCGTGGTCGTCGGCATGACTATTTTACATCGTGCCTTCCGTGGCCCCAAAAAGGGGACGCGGTTCAATTGCCGCTGGGCGATTCTGCGCCCGTTATCGGCAATGGCATTGCCATGGGTTTCGGCAATGTTCACGAGGAATTCACCTGGGCTGCCGGCGCTGGCTTCGCCAAGTTCAATACGCATGGCGTCGGGGGTCCCACTGGTGCTACCCTCGCTGCCACCGGCTCAATCACCAATGATGATGCCGTTGGCCTTCTCGGCGACCCCGCGAAGTCGGGTCTTATCGCCGACCTCTCCGCGGCTACGGCCGCGACAATCAATCAAATCCGCGAGGCCTTCCAGTTCCAAAAAGTTCTGGAGCGCGATGCGCGCGGAGGCACTCGCTACGTCGAATTTCTCAAAGCTCATTTCGGCGTCACTTCTCCGGACTTTCGTCTGCAACGTCCGGAATATCTCGGCGGTTCGTCGCAACGTGTAAACGTGTCGGCGATTCCTCAGAATTCCGAAACCGCCACCACTCCGCAGGCCAATTTGGCTGCGTATACGTTGGCGCACGGCTCTTGCCGCTTCAACAAATCATTCGTCGAACACGGGTATATAATCGGTCTCGCCAATGTGCGCACCGAT